CCTGCATCGGCTGGTACTGAGGGAGATCAAATAAAATTAGGTATCAGAAGAACAGAATATTACTGGAATCGTAAAATCGTATCTGGGTCAACTCCGACTGTAAAAGATTTTTCTCGTATAGAAAAAATGTTTTTACAAACTTGTCAAAATCGTTTTTATGTTCCATGTCCTCATTGTGGTCATATGCAATATCTTAGATGGGCGCAGTTTAAGTGGGAAAATGACGATCCTGATACAGTTCACTATCAATGCGAATCTTGTACAGAAAAAATACCACACAACAAAAAAAGATGGATGGTAGAACGTGGCGAGTGGAGGGCAACAGCACCCGGAAAGTCTAAACACGTTGGTTTTCATATATGGGCTGCATATTCTTATTCACCTAATGCAAGTTGGTCAAATCTTGTTGAGGAGTTTTTATTGAGTAAAGATGATCCAGAACAACTCAAGACATGGATTAACACAATATTAGGTGAGACATGGGAAGATGAGTATCAAGCAAAAGTTGGTGCAGATGCGTTGATGCTTAGAGCAGCAGAAGAAATATACAAAAGAGCTATTCCTCCAAATGATGTTTTATTTATAACTGCTGGTATTGATACACAAGATGACAGATTGAGTTTGTCAGTTTTTGGTTTTGGTAGAGAAGAAGAAATGTATTTATTAGATAGACAAGTTTTATATGGCTCACCAGCTAGAGCAGATGTATGGAAACAGCTAGACGAGATTTTGTTAGGAGAATATACAAATGAAAGTGGTAAAAAATTAAAAATAGAAAGTGCTGCGATTGATACTGGAGGTCATTACACGCATGAGGTTTATCAATACGTCAGAGAAAGATCTCATATTGGATTAATAGGTATAAAAGGTGTGGGTCAGAAAGGTAAACCTGCATTAGGTAAACCTTCAAAGGTAGATATTAACTTTACAGGTAAAGCTTTGAAAAAAGGTGTTCAACTTTTTCCTGTTGGTGTAGATGTTGTAAAAACAACACTTAGCAATAAATTAAAAGATGCAGATATTGGTAAAGGTTATATACATTTTTATCCAACAATCACACCAGATTATTTTCAAGAGTTAACAGCAGAAAAACAAGTCTTAAAATATAAAAATGGCTATCAGGAACGTGTTTGGGTTAAAAAAAGCAATGCTAGAAATGAGGCATTAGATGAAATGGTTTATGCATGGGCTGCATATCAGCGATTATTGCAAAAATATGATCGTAGAACTATATTTAATCAATTTGAAAGAAAAATTAACCCTAAAAAGCCTCTAAAGGAGACTAAGGTAGACTTAAATCAAACTAAATCGGCTAAAAAGTCGAATTTTGTCGCTAATTGGTAATTAATCGTGACCTTTCCACAAAAAGTAATTGCAGGAGATTTTGTTCAATGGAGAATACCAGCGAGTCAAGATGTCTTCGGAAACAGTATCAGCAGTCCAGATTGGTCGGTTGTGTACTATTTAAGAACAAACACTTCCGCAGAAGGGGCTACCGTCAATAGTTCTGCATATAATGATGGCTTTCAATTTAGTATCCCTGCTGCTACAACAGCTAATTTTGATGCAGGTAATTGGTTTTATCAAGCTGTAGCAAACAAGTCTGGTCAAGAAACACAAACGATTTATAGAGGATCGTTTGAGGTTTTTGCAACACAATCTTATAGCGGAACACCAACAGCTTATGATGGTCGTTCACAGGTAGAAAAAGACTTAGATGTTATACAAGCAGCTATTAGAACCATTATTAGTGGTGGTGCTATACAAGAATATAAGATTGGAACAAGGTCAGCTAAGAAATATGAGTTAACAGAATTACTTGCGTTGGAAAGCAGGTATAAGGCCGAGCTTGTGAGAGAAAAACAAGCAGAAATGATTGCTAATGGTCTTGGCAATCCAAGAGCTACATTTGTTCGTTTTAACGAGGCATACTAATGGGAATACGATCTAACATCGCCAACACAGTAAAAAGAGTTCTTGGGTTTGGTAGAAAAGCTACACCTCTTGGCAGTTTAAAAAGAGCCTATCAAGGTGCATTAGTTTCAAGACTCACTTCTGATTGGATGAGTAGCCAGTTGAGTGCCGATGCCGAAATACGCAATAGTTTGCGTAAGCTAAGAGATAGATCAAGAGAACTTGTAAGAAACAATCCTTATGCTAGACAAGCAAAGCGTACAACACAAATAAATATTGTTGGTACTGGTATGAAGTTTCAATCTCTTGTTTTACAACAAAGAGGTGGTAAAAGAGATCAAAGAATAAACAATATAATTGAAGAAGCATGGTCAGAGTGGACACAAGCGGATAGTTGTGATTGTGCAGGTAAATATAGTTTTCACGAATTTGAGTGGTTAGCTGCTGGTGCATTATGTGAATCAGGAGAAGCAATATTTAGAGTTGTGAAACAACAGTTTGGCGATTCAAAAGTACCTCTTGCATTGCAACTTATTGAAAGTGATTTGTTAGATGAAGAATATGATGGCAAAACACTTACTAAAGGCAATGAGTGGAGAAATGGTGTAGAGGTTGATGAGTGGGGTAGGCCACAGAGGTATGCAATCTTAAAAAAACATCCCGGAGATGCGTATTACTTGGATTATGCAAATAAACAGTCATTGCATATCTTTATAAATGCTTCTGAGATTATTCATCTGTTTATGCCAGAACGACCCGGCCAGAATAGAGGTGTGCCTTGGTTTCATAGTGTTATGAATGATATGCACCAATTACAGGGATATGAAGAAGCTGCTGTTATACGAGCTAGGGCTGGTGCAAGTATTATGGGATTTATACAAAACGATCAAGGTGAATTAATTGGTGATGATGTACAGAACGCACAGAGAATACAAAACTTTGAGCCGGGTACTTTTAGGTATCTAATGCCTAATGAATCTGTAAATGTTCCTGATATTGACTATCCATCACAGCAGTATGAAATGTTTGTGAAAAATAAGATTAGACGTTTTGCTACAGGTATAGGTTGTAGTTTTGAGACTATTAGTAAAGACTTTTCAGAAACTAATTATTCAAGTTCAAGACTTAGTTTGTTAGAAGACAGGCAACATTGGAGTTTTTGCCAAAAATACATGATTAAAAACTTTCACTTAAGAGTTTTTAAAATGTGGTTAGAACTTGCAGTACTAACAGGAGAGCTAGATTTTCCTGATTATTCTGCAAATTCGATGAGATATTGCAAGCCGAGATGGACTCCACCAGCACAACATTATGTTGATCCTCTAAAAGAAATAAAAGCCTATAGAGAAGCAGAACAGGCTGGTTATATGACTAAATCACAGGTCATAGCTCAAACAAATGGTGGTGATTATGACGATATTGTTTCTGAAATTGCAAGAGAACAAGATGTCGCTGAAGGGTTAGGAGTTACATTAGATAAGGATTTAGATTTAGAGGTTGAAATAGGTCAGACTCAAGCACCACAACCTGAGACTCCAGAACCTACTAGAGCTAAAAAGACACGCAAAAAGAAAACTGATTAATCATGGCAAATGTTAGTGGAACAGAGATCAATCTCAAACCAACTGAAGGAATGGTTACAGAGGCAAAAAGGTACAAAGCGTGGAAAGAGGAAGGTAAGGCTGGTGGTACGCAAGTAGCAGCAGTAAGAGCAAGTCAAATAATAAGTGGTCGGGAACTCTCACCAGATGTCGTAGTCAGAATGTTTAGTTTTTTTGCTAGACATGAAGTTGATAAAAAAGCAGAAGGTTTTAGCCCCGGAGAAAAGGGTTATCCATCAAAAGGCAGAGTAGCGTGGGCTGCGTGGGGCGGCGATGCTGGTTTTAGTTGGAGTAGAGGTAAAGCCTCTGCCATCAAAAAGGCCAGAGAAAGATCAGAAGTTATTGAATTAGCAAGACCATATCCAAATGAACACGCAGCAACTATTACAAATTCTGAGCAATATGATACATTTAGGCGGTCTAATAATGAAGCCTCACAAGGCATAGACTTTATATTTGGTATAAAGGATAATGAGGAAGGTGCTGAACTTCAATCAATTAGGTTCAGACTTTCTGAATATACCGCCTCTGAAGCTAGATCATGGCTTGAGAGAAACGAGTTTGAACCTATTAAGTTTGAACCTGCTACTAACGAAAAAACTATGGCTAAAGAACCCAAAACAGAACAAAGAGCCGAACCTGATGCTTTGAAGGTAGGTGATTTTGTTCGTTGGAACTCTAGTGGTGGTACAGCTAGAGGAAAAATTGACCGTATCGTAAGAGATGGTTCAATAGATGTACCTGATAGTTCCTTTACTATTACTGGAACTCCAGACGACCCTGCTGCATTAATTACGTTGTATCGAGAAGGGGAGGCTACCGATAGAAAGGTCGGCCATAAATTTTCGACACTTACAAAAATTGCAGACATTAGATCGCTTGAGAATGGAGATAAATTTGAGCGTAAAGAGGTTACGGACTTTAAAAATGTGAAATCACGCACATTTGAGTTTCCTTTTAGTTCTGAATATCCAGTAAAAAGATATTTTGGTAACGAAATATTAAGCCATGATCAAGGTGCTGCTGATCTTAGCAGATTAAATGATGGCGGTGCTGTTTTGTTTAATCACGACATGAACAAACCGATAGGAGTAGTTGAGTCTGCTTACATTGGAGAAGACAAACGTGGTTATGCAAAAATACGTTTCTCAAGAAACAAGTTTGCATCTGAGGTATTAGAAGACGTTAAAGATGGAATATTAAGAGGTATTTCTTTTGGCTATCAAATAAATGATATTGATGAGACAGAAGATGGTATGCTTGCACGATCATGGTCAGTCCACGAATTGTCAGTTGTGACAGTTCCGGCTGATCCAACAATTGGCTTCGGCAGAAGCTTGATCTCACCCTCACAAGGCAATAGTATTACTATGGAAGATAAATCACCTCAACAGGAGATTATTTCTGCGGAAGAATCCGCATCACCCTCGGTTCGCACTATGGAAGAATCAACTAAAGAAACTGCGGTTGAAGCGGAGAAATCCGTTGAGATCGACATCAAAGCCGAAGTTCAACGTGCTATTGATGAAAACAATGCTCGTACAGCAGCAATCACTTCATTATGTCGTGAGTTTGGAAAGTATGGAGCAGAAGAGCTTACTGACTCACTTATTAAATCTAATAAGTCACCAGCAGAAGCTAAAGCAGCTATCCTCGATCTTGTTAAAAACAAGGCAGAGGCAGTTAATACACCAATACGTTCTACTGACATGAGTACTAATGAAGTTGGCTTAGACCAAAAAGAAATTAAGCGTTTCTCTTTCTTAAGAGCATTAAACGCATTAGCAAACCCAACAGATCGCCAAGCTCAAGAAGCAGCAGCTTTTGAGAGAGAGGTATCTGATGCAGCTTCTAAGAAGTATGAGAAACCTGCAAACGGTATTCTTGTTCCTAACGAAGTTTTATCAAGAGACTTGAATGTAGGTACTGCTACTGCTGGTGGTAACTTAGTTCCAACAGAATTATTAGCAGGCTCATTCATTGACATTCTTAGAAAGAGAATGGCTGTGATGGCAACAAACCCAACAATGCTTACAGGATTGTCTGGTAACGTGTCTATCCCAAGAATGACATCTACATCAACTGCATACTTTGTAGGTGAGTCAGGCGCACCAACAGAAAGTCAGCAAGCTTTCGACCAAGTAAACATGACACCAAAGACAATCGGTGCTTTTGTTGACTACTCAAGAAGATTGCTACTTCAGTCATCTATAGATGTTGAGACAATGATTAGAGATGACATTGCAAAGGTTATTGCAACTAAGTTAGATAATGCAGCAATCTATGGTTCTGGTAGTTCTAACGAGCCACTAGGTATCAAAGACACAACAGGTGTTGGTACATCAACAATCACAACATTTGGTACTTTTGCTGAGTACATAGCACTTGAGACAGATGTTGCAGCAGCAAACGCTGATGTAGCTAATATGTTCTACTTAATTAATGCTTCTGCTAGAGGTGCTTTGAAGTCAACAGAAAAGGCTACAAACACAGGTCAGTTTGTGTTTGAGAATGGAGAAATTAATGGCTATCCAGCTATTGTTTCTAACCAGCTTGCAAACAACGATGTACTCTTTGGAGACTTCTCACAGTTTGTAATTGGTATGTGGTCTGGCCTAGATCTAACAGTAGATCCATATGCAAACGCAACAAGCGGTAGCGTAAGAATAATAGCGTTACAGGATGTTGACTTTGCGGTCAAACAGCCAACTGCATTTAGTTTCGGCACATAGTATGAAGGTTAAATTGCTAAGAGCAACAATGATAGCTGGCACTCCTACGAGTGTCGGCACTATCGTTGATGTCGAAGAGCAAACTGGTCAGTATTTAATAGCAGTAGAGAAAGCTGAATTAGCTGTTGAGGTTTGTGAAGCTCCTATTGCCAGTAAAGAACCAGTTGTCGAGTCAGAGCCTACCGATAGTGACGAGGTTGATTTTTCTGAAATGACAAAATCACAAATCGAAACTTATGGTCGCAAGCTTGGGATAGAACTCGATAGAAGACAAAACAAAACTGATCTAATTGCAGAATTAGAAGAGTTTATTTCTACACAGGAGGAATCTTAAAATGTCTGTTATTCAACAGAACTTAGAAAAACTAACTGTTGTTGCTGGTGTTGCTACTGCTGCTGTAACAAGCACAGCTACATCAAGTGCAATAGATCTTCTCGAATATGATGGAGATGTAATGCTAATTTTGGATAGTGCTGCTGGTAGTGGCTCTAGCCCAACATTAGATGTAAAAGTAACTGAGTCTGATGCCTCGGGTGGTACATACACAGATTTATCTGGTGCTACTTTCACACAGGTAACTGGATCTGCATCAATGCAAACACTTGCAATTAATAAAGATTCAGCAAAGCGTTACATTAAGATTGTACAAACAATCGGTGGTTCATCCCCATCATTCACTTTTAGTATCAACTTAGTTGGTCTTAAAAAGTACGGATAAAAATATAGCCCTCTGATGAGGGCTTTTTACTATGGCATTTACTGAAGATCTAGATACATATTTTGCTGACTTCACAGATACCGTTGTTTATAGTGGCACTACTTATAAAGGAATACTAGATCAACCAGATGAGATAGTAGCTGATGATCGTGTTTTAACAACTGATTATCAGTTAACAGCTAAAACCTCTGATTTAGGTGCAGTTTTGTACAACTCCACGTTAACAGTTGATTCAGTAAGTTATAAAGTAAGAAGTGTCAGAAAAATAGACGATGGTAGTTTATGTATAGTTTCTTTAATGAAGGTGTGAAATGGCTAGTAAAAGAGAACAAATCCTAGCAGCTATAAAAAACAATCTTGCTAACACAACAGGAGTAGGAGATCGTATTTATAGAAGTAGGGTAGAACCTATGACTAGGGCAGAATCACCTAGTTTGGTTCTTGAGTTTGTTACTGACGAGCCTACTGTTAACAGCGCAACGTATTTGAAACTTGATTGGACATTAAGAATAAGAATTGTTGTTATTGTTCGATCACAAACACCTGATACTACAGCAGATCCAACGATTGAAAGTTTACACACAAAAGTCGTTAGTGATCCAACTGTAGGAGGACTTGCGATTGATGTAAGACCCCTTACAGTTACCTTTGATGTCGTAGAAGGAGATCAACCAGCAGGTATTGTATCTTGTGAGTATGAAGTTGATTACAGAAGTTCTTATAACGATTTGTCAACATGATCTATTATGTAAATGCAAGCCTAACAACCCTGATTGTTTAATATGGTAAATGAAATTCCAAATGAGGGCGGTACTTACATACTGAACCCTAAAACTGGCAAACGTAAGCTAGTTCAACAAACTAAACAAGCTGAACCCCCTACTGAGGTAATTAAAGATGGCACAACTGACAAGGAAGAGAGTAATTCTGATTGAGGCAGAAAGTTCTTATGGAACTGACCCTACTCCTTCAGCAACAGACGTTGTTCTTGTAAGAGATCTAAGCATTACACCACAATCAAGTGATGTGGTAAACAGAGATGTTGTCAGACCGTATTTAGGAGCTTCTGAGCAACTACTGGCAAACACAAGAGTTGAATGTACATTCAGCGTAGAACTTGCTGGATCTGGTACGGCTGGAACTGCTCCCAGATATGGAAGTGCGCTTAAAGCCTGTGGGTTTTCAGAAACTATTGCATCTGGAACTAGCGTTACCTATGAGCCTATCTCAGCTAATTTTTCTTCTGTAACTATTCACTACAACGTAGACGGTGTAAGGCATATTGTTACTGGTTGTCGAGGAACTTTCTCTCTCTCAGCAGCCGTTGGAGAAATTCCCTCGATAGATTTCACTTTTACTGGAATCTATAATGCTCCAACAGATACAGCATTGCCAGCAGTTACTTATGGTAATCAGGCAACACCATTAATATTTAAAAATGGAAACACAAGTAGCTTCCAGTTATTATCCTTTGCTGGTGCATTAATGAACTTCTCAATGGATGTTGGAAACGAGATTGTGTATAGAGAACTTGTTGGTGGTACAAAAGAGGTCTTATTAACTGATAGAGCAGCTAATGGTTCTATAACAATAGAAGCACCAGCTTTATCGTCTAAAGATTTCTTCGCTGCGGCTTTAACCGATACATCTCTTGGTAACTTCACAGTTACTCATGGAGGAACTGCTGGAAATATTGTTAGGTTTACAAGCACAAAGGTTGATATTGGAGATGTTGCTTATGGTGAGGCTGATGGAGTAACTATGTTAGAAATTCCATACACACTTGTACCAACTTCAGCTAATGACGAAATGAGTTTAGTCTTTACTTAGTAAGTATTGACTACTGAGGTAGAGTAAAGAAGTATATATTTTAATTTATGGCATTTGTAAGAAAAAAAACGAAGGTGTATTCTTGGCCTGTTCAAGTTAAAACACCTTCTGAAACTAAGATTGGTGAATTTGAAACAAGTGAATTTGTTGGCAAATTTAAGCGTTTATCAAGAACCGAACTTAATAATTTTAATGAGGAAAGCGAGTTTAAAGCTTTGGAAAAAGTTTTAGTTGGCTGGGAAGATTTAAACGAGGAGGATGGCACTCCAATTCAATTTTCAAAAGCAGAATTAAAAAGCTTTGCAGAAGATACTGATTTTGTTGCTGGTGTATTAGATGCTTTCAAATCTTTCTACGCAAACGCACAATCGGGAAACTAACTGATGCTGCCTTATATTGGGCTTCGGGTGGCAAACAAGTTATAGATGAGACACAAAAAGACGCTGCTGCGTTTGGTCTAAAAATCGAGGAGCAACCAAAAGAAGAAGATGATTTTGAAGTTTTTGATGAGAATTGGGAGATTGTTAATATGTTCCTTCGTTGTCAGACACAATGGAACACATCTTTTGGAGGTGTAGTAGGATTAAAATATGAGGTATTATTACTTGATGGAGGTCTGTTTGACATCTATCATGTAGATAACCGACAAGAAATGCTCGCTGGTTTACAACTAATGGAAGCTGTTGCTGTTAAAAAACTTAATAGTAGGGAGCAGTAATAGATGGCGACTGAGACTAATACAGTAAAAATTAGTATAA